AGCGGCGGCGTTTCAGTCGATGGAATAACTCCTTCCCCTTATCGTTTAGGTAACACAATGCTCGCCAAGGTCAATGGGCTCATTGCGCCTTATCGCAATCCCAGAGCGATGGTTGGATAATGACAACGCCAGCGGTAACTACGCTGCGCCAAACCCTAGCGACAGCACTCACAGCCAACACAACTTACCAAGTGTTCGCTTACCCGCCTGCAACTATTCAGGCCAACTCAGTCATCATCATTCCAGACGATCCTTATCTAACTCCGTCAAATGACTCATGGGCCACTATCGGGCCAACCGCAAACTTTAAGTTAATGATCACTGTTCCACTGTTTGACAATGCCGGAAATTTGCAAGGCATGGAAGAAGCAATCGTCACTATGTTCAATGCGCTTTACACCGCAACGACAAACGATACGATTTCTTACAATGTAGGCGATATTTCAGCACCGCAGGTTCTATCTGTGGCGTCTGGAGACTTGCTGAGCTGCGAAATGCAGATCAGCCTAATCACGAGTTGGAGTTAGACCATGAATGAATGGGAAAAAGAACAAGAAGCGTTCCTGATCAAGATTGGTCAGATCGCTCCAGCAGCACCAAAACCATCTACTAAGAAAGACGAGGAATAACCTAAATGGCAGTATTTCTAAACAACGGGGTCGGCGTTAAGGTTAACTCTGTCGATCTATCAGACCATGTAAACAGCATCACACTCAACCGCAACTTTGATGAACTTGAAGTAACTGCGATGGGTGACTCTGGTCATAAATTTATCAAAGGATTGGAAGCGTCATCTGTGACCATTTCATTCTTGAACGACACAGCATCAGCATCAGTTCTAGCAACTTTGCAAGCTGCTTGGGGTACAAATGTGACCGTAGTTCTATTGCAGAACAAGGGAACAGCGGTTTCAGCAACCAACCCTCTTTACACAATGACTTGCTTGATTAACGGCACAACCGACATTAACGGCGCAACTGGCGATCTATCAACTCAAGATGTAACCTTTAATGTATCTGGCACAATCGCTGTAACAACTTCAGGTTCATTCTAATAACTAACTAAGGGGCAGCAATGGCAAAACTCAAAGTAGTAAGGGCAGACGGAACCGTCAACGAGTATGAAGTAACTCCGGTTATTGAATACGCCTTTGAACAGAGTCGCAACAAGGGCTTCCACAAAGCCATGATCGAAGATCAGAAGCAGTCAGATGTCTATTGGCTGGTGTGGGAAGCAATTCGTCGGGCGGGTGAAACCGTTAAGCCTTTCGGTGAGGACTTTATCGCTACGCTTAAAAGCGTAGAAGTATTAGAGTCCGACCCTTTGGCATAGCGCGGGATACCTTCACCTATTTCATCGCATCCCTCGCGATTGAAACTGGTATTCCGCCCCAAAACTTAATTGAACTAGATACAAGAATGCTGAAAGCAATGGTTCTTGTGTTAAACGACAGAGCTAAGGAGATCAAGAATGCCAAGCGTAGAAATACGAGGTAACGCCGATCTCCGTAAAGCCATGCGCCAGTTCACTCCAGACCTAGAGAAGACCTTAAAAGAGGAACTAACTCGGGCGCTGAAGCCAGTATCTAAAATGGCAAAGTCTTTCGTTCCTTCTAACGCTCCCATGAGTGGTTGGGCTGCTCGTAGCTTCTCAGAGGCTCGCTTCCCATCATGGAATAGCAAAACTGCCGTTCAGGGAATTGGTTACTCAACTAGCCCTAGCAAGATAAATAAAAACGGCTTCTCCTCAATGGCTCGCGTTTATAACAGATCTGCCATTGGTGCGATCTACGAAACCGCCGGTCGAAAAAGTCCAGATGGTCAACCTTGGGTAGGCCCTAAAGCTGGCGGCACAAGCCACAAAGTAAGCCGATCAAACTGGAAAGGCGCTGGCGCTCAGTTCATTGCAAACTTGAGTCCACTTGTATCAAGTTTGCAGGGCCAAGGCCGTTTAATCTTTCGTGCTTGGCGTGAGGCCCGCAACGGCGATCCAATGGGCATAGCACTGCGCGCAATAGATAAAGCGACAACTGAGTTCTATAAGCGCGCTGAAACCACAAGCTTTAAGAAGGCGGCGTAATGGCTCAGTCGGCTAATGTAAATATTGATATCAGCGCCAAGGCTGATACCCGCGGTTTTAAGGTTGCCGAGACCGCTTTAAGCAAGCTTAATAAATCAGTTAAAAGCCTTGCTGGCACTTTAGGAATTGCTTATGGCGCCAGAGCTGTAGCTCGCTTTGGCATCGACTCAGTTAAGGCATTCGCGGCCGATGATAAGGCAGCTCAGATACTTACCAAGTCTCTAGATAATTTGGGCTTATCATTCTCCAGTATTCAAGTAAAGGATTTCATTGCGGGTCTGGAAAAGACTTACGCGGTACTCGATGACAATCTTCGTCCAGCATTTCAGCGGTTATTAACCACAACTGGATCGGTAGCCCAAGCCCAGAGCATTCTTCTAACTGCTTTAAATCTTTCAGCCGCAAGCGGCGTGGATTTAGTTACCGTTTCTGAGGATTTGAGCAAAGCTTTCGTTGGGCAAACTAGAGGCTTAGCCAAGTACGGTTTAGGGTTATCGCAGGCCCAGCTTAAAAGCATGTCTTTCTTAGAGCTTCAGAAAAAAGTAGACAGTACCTTCACCGGTCAAGCAGCTTTAGCGGCAGATACTTACTCAGGCAAACTTGAGAAATTAAATATCGCTGCCAACAATGCCAAAGAAACAATTGGCCAAGGCCTAGTAGAAGCACTAAATAAAATTGGCGGTGGCGGTACTACTGGCATCGATAATACAACCTCAGCAATTAATAAGCTGGCCAAAGCTGCTTCCGCTATTGTTAATACTTTCGCGGATGTGTTCCAAGCCGTAACAAACCCCAAAGCTTTCATTACCCAGAACACAACCAAGCCAGTTTATACAGGCGCCACTCCAGCCATTCAAGCAGAGCTTAAAAAAGCCGCCATAGAAAAGGCTGCTGCAAAGCGAGCCAAAGAACAGGCGGCACTTACAGCAAAGAACACTAAGGCTGTTGCTGGCTTAACGGCACTTCAGAAAGCCAATGGATTATTTGAGCTAGATCAGATTCAAATAGTAGCGGCCTTAAAGGGCAAGCTTTCAGATGAAGATCGCGCTCGGGCCGAGTTACAGCTGGCTATTCTTCAGGGCAATACCGCTGAAGCTTCTAAACTTGCGGCAGAAGTGTCTAAGGCCCAAGGCTTGACTGCAAACCTCGTTGCTTATTACTCGGGCCTTCCAAGCGCCTCTAATCCTTTCTTGGGCTGGATAGAAACACTTAAACAAGCTGCGGCCCTTGCTGCACAAATAGCAGCAGGTAATTACGGCGTTACAACACCGACTTACAATGGCGCAGCAATAGACACAATCCTTGGTAGCTATGGCAGTATGCCAGCGCCAGCGTCAGCTGGGGTAAGCGCCAGCGGTGATGTTTATATAAGCGTTGCGGGCTCGGTTGTTTCTGAAGGCGATCTGGTTGAGCTAGTAAGAAATGGCTTACTAAACGGATCACTCTCTGGCTCTGCTTCTGCTATTGGCAGGCTTAAAGGCTCGTTCGCAGGATGACGCTACCTGCCCAGATATCCGTAAGCTTTGATTTCTCGTCGGGCGCGACCTTCGGATTTCCATTCACAATTGGCGATATTAAATACGGCGTTCTAGGTACTGGGCAGCTGGCTTCATCAAGTGTGCCAGAACCGATTGTTGATTTAACGGATAGCGTTTACCAAATAAGCATTAAACGCGGGCGTAATATCATGCGCGACACTTACGAGGCTGGTACATGTGTTGTGCGCGTTCTCGATCCTCTAAGTTACTTCAACCCGCAGAATGTTAATTCTCCCTATTATGGTTATCTGACTCCGCTGCGAAAGCTGCGCGTTTCAGCAACTTACAACAGCGTCGGTTACTTCTTATTCTCTGGCTATACAACCAACTATAAATATACTTACCCAGTAAATCAGGACACTGGATATGTAGATATTGAGTGCTCGGACGCCTTCCGCCTTATGCAGCTGGCTAATGTGACTACAGTTGCCACGACTCCAAGCGGCCAAGACACAGGCACACGCATTGGCAAGATCCTCGATCAAGTATCTTGGCCAGCAAATATGCGAACCTTGGATACCGGTTCAACAACCTGTATTGCAGATCCAGCAACAGCTAGAACTTCCCTAGACGCTCTAAAGAACGCAGAATTCAGCGAACAGGGAGCG